AAAACAGCTTGCGAAGCCGTGAGTGCGGACAAAACAGGCGCTGCCGAGAAAGAAGCTACACCTGTTACGTCAGCCAGCGTCATTGACGCGGTGCCATCCTTAGCTTTGACGTTTGTGACTTCAAGATTTGTCAGGTCAAGGGTGGTCGCATTTACTGACCCTGCATTGACCGCCCCAGAAACGGTCAAATCTGTTCCGTTGAACGTGAAATTTGCACTGTCTTGCAGAAGTCCGGCAAGCCCAGCATAGGTCACACGCCCTGGCGTCAAAGAAGACAGCGTAAGTGAAGCCACGCTGTTAAACGTCTCCACCACGTTCGTGCCGTCACAGTACAGGAATTTGTACTGGCCCGCTGGAACAGCGATACCTGTGCCGCCAGAGGTCTTCAACGTCAGCGCATAACCACCTGTGGTGTCGTTGCGGAACACATAAAACTTGCTGACCGCAGGGCAGATGACATTCTTGGCCTCACCCGGAGTACCCGTTGCCACAATGAACATCTTGCGGGCTTCGTCCGCCGTACCACTGTTGTTGCTCAGCGTGTACGCAACACCTGCTCCGCCCCAGGTAGAGATAGTCGCAGTACCTGCTACCGCCGCATCCAAAAGCTCGGTAATGCCTGTATTAACGGTATTGCCCCACTGCCCACTCAATTCGCCCGTAGCAGGCAACGTCAAACGTAGCGATGTGGTGTATGACGATGGCATGTTTTACCTCAAGCAAATCGAATGACTGCCGTGGTGGCAGAAGCAGCCGGAAGCTGTACCGTGAAATTTGGTCCAGCAGTTTTATCAGCACCGAAGTCCAAAACGGCAATAGCACGGTCGGCTTTGGAAGTGTTGTAGATCAGCGCCCCGCGAGTGACAAAACTGGATCCCGGCCACGCCGGGTTATCGAACGTCACATACGCCGTGGTGCCAGAAAGGAGCACTTGGACATTGGTCAGGATCTCGCCCCCAGCGCTGTAGCCTGTGCCAGACGTTTCGCCCGTGAGGGTGTAGGCCGTGGTGTCTGCACCAAGAGAAGCGGCGCTCGTATAGAGCGCCATCTTCAACGTGTCGGTATCCAGATCATGGATACCCAGCCATGACTCCTGTTTGAACGAAGAGCATAGCGTTTGTACCAGAGCCATTTAGATCACCTTCGTTCTCACCTGCCCCGAGCGGTAACTGTCTTGTCGGTCTTTCCCATCGCCCAGGTTCTTCAACAGGGTCAGAGACTGCACGTACTCTTTGTCCATCAGCGCAACGATGTCCTGCTCCTGCTTCATGAACCTGGCAGCTTCCAACATCACCGCATTGAACAGCACAGAATCAAAGTTATTACCCAACCATGTGGTCGATGCAGTGACGATGCTCTCCGGGTAGTAGAAGTAGTTCAGTTCAGCCGTCAACGCAGCGTTGGGCGTGGGGCCAAGCAGGAAAGACTGCACCAGCGGAGTGCCGGTCTGCGTCCCGTACAGCGCGTAGTACTGTGGCGTCCCCGTTGTGGTTGAACTCGGGAAAGCCTCCCGCATGAAGTTCACATCCTTGTTCAGCAGGTAGCTGAACGTAGTGCCCGATGTAACCCCAAAGGAAAACGCAGACAGAAAGTCTGTCGGCACTACAAGCAACGGATTACCGATGGTCAGCGTGAGGTTTGATGTCTTCCGCAAATTGGGAAGCTGCACCGAGTTGTAGATGCGCTGCTCTGCCAGCTTCGTCATTGTGGCGAAGTCAGCCGCCGAGAAAGTGTTCTCGGTGTAGTCCTGAACAGCGGTCTGCAACTCGGTGTAGTTCACTTTTTGGGCTTCCCGCCAAAAATTTCCAAATTACGCCATCGGCCCACGAGACATGAAACCGCGAGTAGCGGCACCAGATCCACGCTGCTTGATCCCGGAGGTCTTCGGCCCCGGAGCGGACTCTTTGGAGATGCTGCCCACCACCATGCACAGGTCACGCGGGTTGACCGGGCCTTGCGGGTATGCCTGCTTGGCAGGCGGCAGTTTTGTGATCTTGCTCATAGCTCACCCCGTCTTCTGGTTGGCAGCGCGGGACAGATTCTTGCCCAAGCGCATACGGTCCTCAGAGGTGGGACCGCCCTTCTTGAAGGCTTTCCCGCCCTTGGCGAGCTTGGTCATCGGCTTGCCGGGGTGCATCGCACGTTCGTGCTTGTGAACATCTTTCATCATCGCTCCTTAGGAAACGGACACGGTAACTGTACCAACATATCCCTGCCCGACCAAGCTATTTGGCGTCAGGGGCGCATCAAAACCACTGGACCCACCTATCGGAGCCCAACCCCACTCAATCACCCGGCTACCCTCGCCGATAGTCCCGATGGCAGTTTGTCCCGAGGCGTACCAAGTGTTCGTATCTGGGCGGGGATCGCGGATGGCCTGGGGGTCGCTGACTGGGTACATCCCGAGTTGCAACTGTGGTTGATCTGGGGTCCAGCATTGGGGACACGCTTTGATCTGTGTTTGCTTGGTTTTGACTACGAGATTCTTGAGCTTTTTGAGGTCGAAACGAAACCCACAGACATCGCAGAAACCAAATGCCTTTGCGCCGTTTGCAAAGCGATTGCTCATGAGATGAATTGTTGTCTTGGCACAAATCTTACAGCACTGCGGTCTCTGTCTTCCGTCGAGGCAAGATCCCAATCCTGATCATATTGCGCCTTTAGCACCTGCATCCGCTCCATCGCACCGGGGATCTTCATGGACAGGTAATACGCCAGTCCTGACACCAAAGCAGGGATAAACCTAAACGGTACATCTTGTGTGTACGTCCCGCCCGCACCAGCGTCCTGAATCCTGCGCAAGCGCCAGTAGACGAGCGTGTACGTCTGAGAATTGTCAGGCGTGGGCCACACCGTGAACTGCGGCGCTGCTGCTTGGCGGTTGATCCAGATCTGAATCGGCCTTGCCTGCTGGAGCTTGTTCGGAATGGACGAGTACGTGGAAACACTGATGCGCGTGATGGTCAGGTCCGTCTGCGTGGAGACGTTACCCGCGCCCGTGCGGATCACATGCTCAATCAGATCCACCGTATCGGCGGGCAGCGTGTACGTGTTTGTGCCAGCGGTCAGGACTTGTGAGCCTTGTTCGATGGTCCACATGTTCACGCCCTGATTGGCCCACGCGGCAAATAGCAGATTTAGGCTGCGCCGTGCAGTCTTCAAGTCATAGCCCGTGCGCAACTCAGCACCGCATCTTTCGAATGCTTCTTCAACGATCTCATTGAGATCGAGATTAAACGTAGCGGTGCCGGATGTTGTCATGGCTTACTTCGCTGTTAGCGCAGAACGCTTGAAGGCTTTGGCAGTAGGAGCGCCGGGAGAACCCGGCTTGCGCATGGTTTCACCCGATCCAGCGGCAATCCGCTTGCGCTTGGCGTTGATGTTGGCATAGAGCCCACCACCCTCGGCGTACTCGGCAAAGTCCGTGTTGTCTCTGCGGGCATGGCGTTTTCCGCCCTGAAGGAAGTCCGTGTTGTCACGGCGCTTCTTCAGTTCAGGTCGAATATCACCCATGCCACGGCTCGGCCTCATACAAATTTTCCCCTAGTCTTGCCCTGCCGCTCACAGCCGCCACCACGAACTTTGCCGCCAGAGGCGTAGCCTTTGACCTTGCCGCCTTTGCGGAATTCCCCACCAGTTGGCTTATCTTGACTTGCACTACGCATAGTTCTTTCAGACATCCAACTAGATTCATTGGGTTTTTGCGGCTCTATCTTTCTTTCAGCCGCTTGCCGCCGCATCATCGCCCGACGAAGCAAATCAACTTCTTTGGCTTCTACGCTGCTTAAAGGGTTTGCACCAGCGGGAGCCGGTCTTCCTGCTAGAGCCTCAAGCCATGCTTCATCGTTAGATGTTTTTTTGGCTCCGGACTCCAATCCTTCTTGTCCTGCTTCCTTGACAGATTTTTTGGCCGCTTGTTTGGCTGCGCCTTGAGCAACCATTCTTGCAATAACTGCTGGTAATGGCATCTCACACCACCTTGCACTTGCGAAGGCCGCGCTGTTCGCAGCCGCTACCCTTGACAGAGCCGCCTTTGGCAAGTTTCCGGCCTTCGTGAACTTTCATGCCTTTGGCATTGGCCTTCTCTTGAGCCATTGCATCCAGTTCCGCACGGATACCAGCAGGGGGCTTTTCAGGATGTCGCTTCCTGAGAGACCCAACTTCGCGCTTAGATTCGGCTGCGTAGTCCATGACTGTTCCTTAGCAGGCTTTGCCGCCCATTGCCATCTTGACCATCTTGCCCTTGGTCTTGCCCTTGGACTCGATGCCGCCGCCCTTGGCGTAACCCTTGGCTTCAGCCTTCTCATGTTTGATCATGCTCTTGGGAGCCTTCTTGGCCTTCATGAAAGCCAGTTCCTTACCCATCATTTCCTTGGACTCTTTCATACTGCCTCCTTCGGCATGTGCTTTGG